GTCTTTCCAACCTCCTGTTTTATATTCAAAAGGAATAAGTTTTCCATCTTCAATAAACACACGGTCAATAATACCCTGCAATCTAACAACATAATCTCTTTGAAGTGGGAATTTACTATTCGTATCTTTAGGAATAGTAATTTCACAATCAAACAATTCTTCATTGATAATTGGTAAATACTCATCTGTCTTTCCTTCAGACTTAGCCTCAATAAATCGTTGTGCTTCAAATGCCGCTACTGTTAATGAAATATCATAATATTCATCAACTGGCATTAAACTCGTAACATACTCAGTAATTTCTGAATTGTTCATGGCTTCTGCTTTCTTTACATCAAATTCATCAAAGAAATTTTCTCTATGGTTATGCAGAATTGTTCCTTTACGCATGGCTTCTGTTTGGTCTTGAGGTAATCTTTCAATATAACTAAACTCATACTTTTTAGGACACCAATTGAATGAACCTAAAGATGATTTACTAATCTTTAGAATAGGCTTTGATGGGTCGTCAAAACTTTCAGCGTCCCATTTATATGTAAATTCTCTCATTGATTTAATTCTTGCTTCATATACTTCATCTTTATTCATTGTTTTTACCACCATTCTTCAAGGCTTTTTTGCGTATATCCTGTGCGGATAGACGATATATCCCAACCCATAGCCTTGTAAATAGGTTCGGCTTTCTTCACTACCTGTTCAGCGTAGTGCTTCCAATCGGGCGTATAACCCTTGAAATCTTCATTAGTTATGCCTGATATGTATTCAACATCTTTCTTTTCTTGAGTCAATGGGTGAATAAATGAATTACAAAAGCCCATTACTTTAATAAATAAATAAGAGTCATCAAAATTTGTGTCATTTTTCTGCCAAGCGTATAAAACGCCAGCAATTCCTGAACCAATTGTCGGCTTCTTTCCTTCTAATGTAGTAAATTTGCTCGTTGAAGTTGCACATTTTTTACATACAGAATGTTTCAAGTCTAAACATTCTCTAAGATGATATTTAGCATTACATTCGGGGCATTTCACCGTAAATCTAGCAGGTCTTAATCGGCTTCGTTTAATGATAGACTTTAAATCAATTTGTCCAGTCAATACTTTTTGATAAGTTTCAAACAGATACTTATTGATTTCTCCCTGTGATTTGTTCTCAACCCACATTTTAAGAGTATTAGTTTGCACTTCTTTGGCTAATTTGGTTTCACTTACTCTTTTAGCAGTAAAACCAGTCATAGTGAATTTTGGCTCTTTTAACCATTCACCATCTTCCCAAGATACTAAACCAGCATTTCTGTTTTTGGTTGTTCCAACGCCCAATGCCGAAAAATACTTTTCAAATTCTAATACTACTGGGTGTTCTTCTAAACCCATTACATTAGGAAAGTGTTCTCTTACTGAGGTTTCAATTTCTTTAATTGCTTTTTGAGCAGTTTCAACGGAATCAATTTGCACATAAATAGAATCAGTATGTCCATAAACTACTTTCATAATATCACTTTAACCAACTAAACATCATTCCAACTGGCTGATTAGCCATCTTTGCTACTTCTTCTTGCAGTTCACGAATACACATTTTAAGATTACCATTAACACTATTTTGCTCAATTTGATAATCTAAGTCTTTTTCTAATCCGCTAATTCTTTGCTTGAGGGCTTTTACCTCCCTTTTTAATTCTTTAATTTCTTCTTTTTCTTTCATATTACCACCGTAATTATTGTTATAATGGTTGCTATGTTCACGATATTTACCATCATTAATATCTTATTTGACCTTGCTATCATAGCCAGCAATTCTTCTAATAACTCATTCGTTCTGTCCATCATCACGATTAACACCTTGTTCAACCTCTAAAATGATAGCATGACGCTTTAAGTTATTCATCATTTGAAATAATTCTTTTATTTCTTGCATGGTAATATCCCATGTTTCTTCCGTATCATACGATACTTTAACAGTTACTATCTTTGTTCTCATATTAAACCCTCACATATATTCTTCGGCTTCTTTCTCCGCCTTTGCTAATAACATTATCCATTCTGTTTAAATACCAACCAATTGCGCTACTATCTGCAACAAAGGTTGTTCCTCTTTCAGCAACCAATTGTTCTCTAACTGTTGATGCAAAAAATTCATGCCCGATAGGATAATGAGCAACAATTGAATTAATCCATCTCTTAACATGACTATTCATCAAAATCTCTCCTTATGTCCACATTTAGGGCATTCAAACAATGCTTTTTCTTTAGCGTTGCTATAACCATATCCTTTGGGTTTGTAATATTTACATACTAAATCTGTTTTACATACTAAACATTTCATATTTCCATCTCCTTTGCTTTAAATGCTGCTAGTCTAATTGCTTCTCTAGCACTTGCTGTAATTGATGCGGCTAAATTTACATTAGCCCAACCAAATCCTTGAAATGCGACAATGCCGTAAAAAGAAGCCATTAATCGCTTTACTGCCATTTGATTGTTATACCACTTCGCATAATCTCCCGTTCCTCTTGCTTCTCTCATAAGTCGCTTATATTCGTTTCGCAACTCCTTAAGTTCCAATACTGCTCTCGGTAATAATCCAAGTTCATCAGTTTTGAAGTAAATCATTTGTTCTCTCGCAACTGGACTGAAATCTCTCGGTGTTAGAATATTTACTGCAAATTCTGTTGGTTCTTGACTAATTGTTTCCCAACTTATATTCCTTGCAATCATCATTGAAGGATATAGACCAGCGAAATCAAAAGCGGCTACATTCAAATGTAATCCGTTTGTTCCTTCACTTAATGGGTCATAAATCATCGCACCTTCATATTCTTCTCTTTTATCCACTTTACTTCCAGTTGGTGCTTTCCACCAAGCATTTCTCATAAAGTAAATAGAACCCATATGAGAAGCATAGAAACAAGCATCAAAGGGTGCTTTCAGTAATCTTTGTAGTGATAGTATTGCTTCGCTACAAAAGTTAGTCTCATCTATCTTAACTAATAGTTCTACATCCACTAACGCATAATGTAAGTATGCTTCTGTATCTTCTAACCATGCTCTACGATAGAAATCATTGGGGTCATCAAACTTAGTATTCATTTCTTTACCTTCGCCAAATAGTGTCTTAGAAACATAATCAAGACTTAATGAAGGTAATGTTCCTCTTTGAGAATCATTCCATTGTCTTTCAAATGCTAAGTCTAGATTAAGTGTTATTCTACCTGCTATTGGTTGTTCTATTGGCGAATAGCCATCTTGCTTAGTAAAAACAAATTTATTCTTAGTTAGTTTTATTCCCTTGATGTGGTTAATAGGCGACATAGATAATGGATTTATATCTAATACACAGGCTCTATCTAGTAATTTAGGTAAGTCGAACTTAAGACCAAACCACGCAATTAGCATATCGGGGTCTTTTAACATCATAGTTTCTATAAAGTGTTCTATCATTTCTTTTTCAGAAGCAAAAGTGTATCTATAGTTTTCATCAATATTGCTATGAACCGTGAACATATTTTGGGGAAACCAAGACCATTGGTGATATTTCTTATCATAGTTATCATACACCACAATAGTAGTAATGCAACCGTCATATTCTCCACTTTGTTGCCATTCCATATCCCAATACCATTTACGCATTTCATAAATAGGCATTTCATCTATACAGTCTACTGCATACCTAAAATGATAAGGAACATCTGCCTCAAAGGTTTCTCTAAAACAGTTTTTAGCCTTGTTATCTGCACCACTTTCGTAGTATACTTTTACTAATTTTTCTTTTTGTAAGTTGTAAAACTCTCCCTCTTCATATTCAAATTCACCTTGAACATATTTAGAAACTTGATAGTGTGGGGGTCTGCTTTCGCTTTCTTTGATAAAGAAGTAAGGTCTAAACTTTACTCTTTCAAACTTCTTTTCGCCATTTTCTCTCCACGATTTGTATATTTGTTTTTTATTTCTACTGGCGTTAATTATCATTCTAATCTCCTCTAACTCTTGGCGCACGAAGTAAAACTCTATCTTCTGCAATTAGTATTATTGGAGAATCATCTTTTGTTAAAAGAATTAAATCAGAGTCTTTCTCAAAGAAAGAATATACAGGAGAAGTAAAACTGACTGATGCTTCACCTACTATCACTTCCTCATCTTGTATAGTGTGTATATATTCTTTATTTGGTAAAGTAGAGCGAATATCAAAAATTCCACCCTCATGATTTAGGGTCATTTCAAAAATACCTGTGCCTATTAATTCACAAGTTTTTAGAGCCTTTGTCAATTCTGCATTGTTGAATATAGAAGCACACTCCAACTTAGTTTTGTTAAACATTGGTAATTCTTCGGCATCAATAAATTCTACTATTCTGTCGTAGTTAGTAAATTGAGTTAGCATGGCTCTCATAGTATATACTGTTTGTAGATTATCCGGTGTTTGGATTAGAGGTATTTTTACTATGTTAGTATCATCTTCGGTTGCTATTTCCATTTGAGCCTCACTTATATCTAAGAACAAGTTACCGCTAAATGCCTTAAGAAACGGCATTAGTTCCTTAAACTGGAAACAAAATGGCGTATCTCTTCCATCTTCTAGATTATTTATTTCTACTGATAGAAGTGCCATAGTGGTTGCATCACCATTCATGAAATGAAGTTCGTTGTCACTTATGAAAGCCAAAACACTTTCACCTAAAGTAGAAGATGAGAAACCGCCAACTGTTACATACTTACCTTTCATTTCCATTCTTTCTAAAGAATTTTTAAGTTCTTGTGATTGTATTTCAAATTTCATATATTTCCCTCTTTTAGTTCTTTAAGACCGTTCCACTTTACTTCGCCATTAGCAATCTCTAACGATTCCCAAACCTTTCCAACTAGTTTAGTATTAGACTTACTGCTTTGTAGTTCTGCTTTGTAGACTACATCGTTCTTTCTTTTTGTTCTTCTAGTATAGATAATTTGGTGTAGCATATCTCCTAGATTGTGCCAATTAGGTTTAGAACCAATAACTTCGCCTGTTGCTCCATAGTCTGCTTTAGCATGAGTAATGTAGATTTGGTCGCAATTTAGATTTAGGCACATCTTCAATAAAGAATAAAATGGTGCATTTCTTTTACCCCATTCAAACTTCATCTTTTGTGGTTTGCCTATTTTAGAAGAACCTGTTACATGAAGTGTGCAACAGTCTAACCACTTATCTACTCCATCAAAAACAAACAAGACATCTTCTCCTGCTTCTATCTTTGATTTAACAAATAATACAAAGTCCTCTGAATTTGCTTCCGACTTTTGTATATCTAGTTCTCCATTTTGATTTCTTACTTCGGGATTCCACAAAGTAATTCTTTCAGTCATTTGGTGGTTTTGTCTCCATGTTGGTTCGCAACCATTATCCCAATCTAAAACATAAACTTGCTTGTTAGGAAAATCTAATGCTAGACCACTCTTAACCGTTTTAGGTTCTCCCCAAATA